GCTTCAGTAATATGATCTCCTAATCCATACCTAACATTTGTTAAAAGATCAAATAAAATCCAAGCTGGATCAGAACACCAAACTTTAGATGTAGTAAGCGTTCCATTAAATGTTCCTGTATAAGTTATTCTTCCTGTTGCAGCTTCTACAGTCCCGTTATGAGGTATTTTTATTTTTACCCCACGAACTTTATACATTCTCCTTGGAACAGACGAAAACTGTTCGGAGTCAAATCTTAAAGCTAAATGAGCAATATCAGGATATGGTCTTTGCTCATCAATAATTTCAGTAAAAGATTGAAAGAAAAACTCATCTCTTAATCTATTTGGATCAGTAGCATCAGCAGTTACTCTTGCTACTTGAACAGTTATCGGATAATTAAGGCTACTAGGTAGATCAATTCGATAATCTCTGTTATACGCTGAAGAACTTCTTCCTGTAACTGTGTCAGATATTGGAGTACTTGTCGTTCCATTATTCTGAATAATTTTTATTGTTAACTCTACTGATGCACCGTTAACATCTCCGTTAGTTTCAAAAGTCTGTAAACCATTAAAACGTAGAGTGACTCTAACAGCATTGATATTAGAGTTTGTTATCTGTCTTGATATTGGAGTTCCGTTTTCTACTTTTGAACCAACATTAGTTTCAGATTCAATATTGGCAATACCAGAAATGAATGTTTGATCTGATGTACCAAATCTGGGTTCAAACTCTACGTCTTGAAAGTTAAAATCTGTAGCTTGAGTATTTGTTGGATCGGCACTAGCTCTTAATACTGGAGTTTTTCCTAAAAATACGTCTTTTAATGCTGCTGTATTGTAGTTAGCTGTACCTTTTGTAAATGCTGCTGCTGATGGGAAACCTTCTATTTCACCTTCACTAAGAACATCGACAATAGTTGCAAATTGTTTACTCGATAGGGCATCAGAGGGTAGCGAGGAATCTACTACTACATCATCTTCAGAACGATTAACAATTCCCATTTACGCTGTACCTTTTATCTGTACTGTATCAATTCCTGCTGATACTACTAGAGAACCAGCAAAAATTTCTCCATAAATCACAGGTATTGCTGTTCCTGCTCTTGATGTATTCTGCACTCCACTAAATGAAAAGTTTTGAGACTGTGGATCTTCTGAAACTCCTGGAGGTTGTGGAACAGGAGTAAGCATCTGTGCTGCTCCAGACAATGCTAAGTAGATACCAAAATTTCCTGCTGCTGCCGTTAAAGCAGAACCAAGAGTAGCTGCTGTTTTACCAAAACCCAACGCTCCACCAACTCCGAAACCAGCACCTCCTGATACTGCTGCAAAAGTAATTAAAGCTGCTCCTGCTAATATCCTTGTAAATCCTCTTGAACCTGTTGCTACTGGTACTATTTTTATCTCCTGTTGACCTACTGGGTTAAATAATTCTGTCTCATCAATCTCATCATTACCTACTTTAATACAGTAATTCTGCTCCATCATGTGCCGTTCCAAATGAGGGAAATTTGCTAATAGAAACTTAAAAGCATGAAGTGGAGTTGATATTTCAGCTTCAAATGTACGCTCTCCAAGAAATCGAGCTAATCTTCCGTAAACTTTTATTTTACTGAGCATAGCGATACCTCTTCTTTGTCCATTCTATATACTTTTGGTCATAAGTTTCTCTGCAACTAAGTCTTTTCACACAATGATGAAGAATAGTTTGATCTCCTACATACAAAGCAACATGATCTAAATTACCTGTGCCTGTATTCATCAACAATACATCACCTTTTTCTAAATCTAATGTATCATCCAATTCTTTAAAACCAGTAAGAGGTAATCCATATTCAAATAAAGGCGATTTACTGAACTCTTCAGGACTTTTGGGTCGTTCCCAATGTTTCAAAGTAATATTTTTCTTTTCTTCATACCAATCGTGTATTAAATTCCAACAATCTTGAACACCCCATACCCATTGCCTACCAATTAATCCTTTTTTATAGCCTGATGGTTCAAAATAGTGCCATTCTTTTGTTTCTGGAGTGACAATATAAAAAGGTAAATCTAAATATTCGCAACTTGCAAGATCAGCTTGGCTAGGAAATGGTGGTATTTGTGGATGACTATGAAAGACAGCGATCACTTCTCCAGCATCTTCAGCTTTTACCCAATCATTAGGATCAATAATAAATTGTTCACCTAAATCTTCAGCAAGATTTTTACAAGGAAAATACTTCTCTTTACCTTTATAAACAGCTAATAAACCACAAGCCTCATGTGGTGCATCTTTTTCTGCGTGTTTAAGTGCAATATCTTGCCAAGTCATCCAACAAACGTACCAATACCAGGGAAAATATCTCTAGTAGCAATTCTTTTTGGTAATTTTACATTTACCAAGTCTAGGGCTGATATAGCTTCCCATTGAACAATGTCTCTATTTTCACTAATTTTTCTATCTAAAAAATAAATTTCTTGAGGAAATTCTGCTGTTGGATCGGGAGTACCGAATGGATTAGATTGTGTAGTGGAAGATGAAGATGTTGTTTGTTGAATCGTGTTTGGATTGTTCATTGTAATCGTATTACCCATATTATTTCCATGAGTTTGACAGTAATATCGAAGATCATTAGGAGCAGAAGGATAAGCTGGTGTGTAAGTCACAGTTGCATCTGTACCTAAAGTTCCTGCATTAACAGTAGTCTGTTGTCCACCAGCATCAGATTTTATCCTTAAAGGGTGATTTACATTAGAACTATGAGATTGATTGAAAATATAGGTTGATCCACGCTTCATTGTTATGACAGGTTTTTGAACTCCATTTATTGCAAAAACATTTGCACCACCAGAATCTTGAACCACTGTGACAGTATATGTGACAGTTTCAGCGTCAGAAGGATCAGCTACAGTTTGAGTTGATGTACTTGTAACAGTTTGCGGAGCAAAGTTAACAGCATCTAGAAAACGTGCCAAGGTTCTAATCCTTGTTAATTTTGCACCATTTAAATCGTTACCAACTGTGGTTTGGTTTACATTCTGCATGATTGCAGTAAGCGTTCCAAAAATATTACTGACAGATATAGTTGGTCTCGGTAAAGTTCCTGTTCCTGTAAATTCAAAACCAGTACACTCAATGGGAAATCTTAAATAACTATTACCAGCCCATACAACTTCTCCATTTGCATTTAGATTTGCACCATTATGAAATCTATAAATTGTATTTGAACCATGTAATGTTGCATCAAGTTGCAAAGTAAACAGTTCTATTACTGCTCCAGGATTTATCTCTTGTAAAGCTGAAACTGGTACTGCCATTAGGGTTCAAATACTTCTTCAAAACTAGCTGAAATTCTATTTCGATCAAATTCAAATATTTCTCTAGAAAAACTTCTACATATCCATTTAAATGTTGTTGTTGTATCAGGAGGTGACCAATCAAATGATGCCCCATCTTTTCCTCTAGCTTCTAAAAATGTTTCGATTTCATCTGCATCTTCATCATCAACATTGAATGTAAGATTCCAAACTTTTGGATCTTGATTTAATCCAAAGGTTGTACGTTGTTGATAACCATCTCCGAATTGAGTAATTCTAAGGTTTGATTGACTACGCTTTGTAGCAGAATATTGTGGGTTGTAACTAGGAAAAGTAGCCATTAGCGTAAACTAGAAAGTAGCCCTCCAGGTCTTTGTTGTTTCAATAACTCTCCTTTTACTGCAACAGATATGAGAGTTCCAAGTTCTTTTGCTTGGGCATCATCTCCTTGAACATCTGAACCTGATGCATCTACATTAACAACAACACTTGTACTACCGCCACCTCCAAGTTTATTATTTGGAACAATCGTACCAGAAGACCTTGGTACGAATAACTCTGGCCCTTTTTCACCAACTATTGAAGGTTTTCCTACTGGTGGCCTACCTCCATTAGCAAATAAACCAATAGCACCTAAAATACCACCACCTTTTTCTCCTTTTGAACCTAATATTGAACCAAATAATGCTTGATTTAAAGCTACGTCTAAGAATCTATCAGCAACATTATTAAGTAAATCTCCAAGTGTAGATGTCCCTTTTATTAATCCTTTAATACCTTCTTTAATATCATTATTTACAGTTTCACTTAGAGATTTAAAAGCATCATCAACTTGTTCTGCTAAATCAACTTGTTTTGTTAATTCTCGATTAGTAATTTTTGCATTTTTTATCGCCTCTACATCTATCTCCATTAGACCCATTCCTTTATCTAATCTTTTTTGAATTTCTGCATTGACTTCTTGAGCTAATTTTACTTCTTCAAAATTTCCATCTAATTTTGCCTGCAAAAGCTCATTTTCTTGACGTAATTTTTTACTTACAGAACTTTCTATTAAATTTAAATTTTCTCTTCTAGTTGTAATTTTATTAATCTTAACTTCTTGCTTTCCTAATTCATCTAATTCCGCTTTAAGAATTCTTATTCTATCTTGTCTACTTTTAGCACCACTTCTTCCACCTCCAGTAGTGTTTTGTAACCTTTCAATTTCTTCTCTACGTTTTACTATCTCTGGGTTATCACTTGCTGCTATAGCCCTATTCCTTTGAGATCTTTCAGCACCTTTTGTTAGTCCAAGAAATCTATCTACAGCACCAAACAACCCAGCTAATGCAGCTTGCATTTTTGTCATAGCAATAGAAAATTCATTTCCTATCAATCTTGTATTTTCACCAAATTCTCTTAATCTTTCAGTAGCTTCATCTCCTATGACTCTACGCATTTCATCTACGGCTGCATTAAAAGCTGCCTGTTTTCCTCTAACTTCTTCTATAAGTTGAAGTCTTTTTTGTTCTTCAGTTCCTACTAATCCCAAGGATTTTGACAATGCTTCAATATTAGGTGTTATTGGACTTAAGGCTTGTCCTAATTGTGATACAGCATTTACAGCATTTTGTATTGATTGAACTGCTGCTGTGGCTGCAATACCTCCTGCGAAACCACCCATACCACCAAACATTCCACCAACACCACCACCAACACCACCAGCTATTGATGCTATTGGCCCTTGACCAAATAACAAAGGGAAAGCACCACTAATTGCTGCACTTTGAAAATCAAATCCTCGTTGAACTCCAATTCTTTGACCAAAGGTTTGTCTTGGCTGTGGGCCAAATACTCCTGGCCCTGATCCTGCAAACTTACCTCTAGCAATATCAGTTTTCTTTTGTAATGCACTACCACTTAACTGATTATTTTTACCCATCAATTTATTTTGTTCTGCAAGTGCTTTATTTAATGCATCTTCAGCTTTTTTTAATTGAATTGCTGCCTCTGCTGCATCTTCTGTACCTAATGCAACTCGATTAAAATTTCTGGTTGCTTGTGCAAGATTTTTATTTAATGTATTTATACTTCTAACTTGACTTGCAGCACCAACAGCAGTTTTATTTCCTTTTCTAAGAGCACCTTCTTTTTCTGCTTGTTTTGTTATTTGTTTATTTGATTTATTAATTGCCTTATTAAGATCCCTTATTTCTTTTTTTGCTTCTTGAAGTTTTCTTATACCTCTTACCGCAATTTCAATATCCGCTCTAGTTGCCACGACTAAACAATAAAAGGTTACTTTATTCTAGCTTATCTCCTTCGTTTTGCTTTTTCAAATGCTTTTTCCTGTTCTTCATTCAAAATTAAAAAATATGCACTCCAACCTACCAATTCTTCCATAGTCATATTTCTTACCTCTACAAGACTTTTACCTAATTCTTTAGCTACACCAAACTGTAA